CCCGGAGGCCATTTTTTCTGCATGCTTGGCTTGAGCGTTAGCCATCATCATTTTAGTCTCTTGTTTTTTCTTATAGATGTGACTACCAGCGTTTAAAGCTAGTTTAATTGCACTGAACCACATGATTTAGTACCAAGTAGCCGGTTTTTTCTTTTCAGCTAGCATTCTTTTTTGTCCTCTAACTTTTTCCTTGTCTCCAGTAGGAATAAAGTTAAAAGAACCGTCAGCAGTAGTCTTAGATCTTGGATCTATTTCTACATTTTGACTTGGAACTGCCATTTGTTTTGTTTTTTTATAGTTCATCATAGTTTTTTACCTTTTGTTAAACTAATATACCATTAATTTTCGTCAATAACAGACATTTGTTGTATACCAGATTTAGCTAAACTAGTATTAGCTCTTAATTCTGCTAATTCTTCGTTCTGATCCATCTTATCTTCAGCTAAATCTCTTGCTTGCATTAATTTTGCTCTATCAAAGTCAGCTTTTGTTTGATCAGCTTCTCTTTTTCTTTCATTTTCCATTGCTCTTAGGTCAACTTCACGTGATTTTAACTTCAATAATGGGTCAGAATCAAATTGTGAAGTAATTTCGTTCTCTTCTTTCATAAATTCTTCTGTCATTTCAGCAATTAACACCGCTTTTCTTGCTTCAATTTCATTATTTAACATCTGTAACTGTTGTTGTATCTGTGGATCCATAGCAGCCATTTGTTGCATTTGCTGTATATGTTGCATTTGCTCTCTAAACTCCATTTGAACTTGTTCTTGAGCCATAATTGAAATGTGTTCAAGTATATTTTTTTGTATTGCAGCCATAACAGGTGGATTATTTCTTACCATATTAGTTGACATAAAATTTAAGTGAGCTGTAATGTGTGCTCTGTGATCTTGACCTGGAAATGCTTGAAAAGGTTTACCACCCAAAGCATCAATATGTTCTAAACTTGGATCTTTTGGTGCAGGTGGAGAAGGAGGTGGTAGAACTGCATCTACATCTTTGACTCCAATTGCATTATACATGTTTTTATATATTTGATACATGTTGTGAAGTTGTGGGTTACTTGTTGCAATTTGCATTTGTGTTTGAGCAAGTGTAATTCTTTGAGACATTGAAAATATATTTGGATCAGCCACTGGTATAACATCTACTCTATCATCAAAATCTGCTTGTTTAATATTTCTTTGACCACCAACAACATCATATGGATATTCTGGCGGTAGATATTGTGAAACTATTTTAGCTAGTAGTCTAAATTCATTTTTCATTGCTGCATAACATCTTTTATGTATTGCAGACATAACACGTGAACCTCTTTCAAGTAATGCAACCGTAGTTCCTACTGCAGCGCCTTGGTTACCATCACCAACTTGCATATCAGCAATAGCCGCGAATCTTTGACCTGCTTGTACAACTGTTCCTAATAACTGAAGAAGTGTTGGACTTGGTTCTTTATATGGTAATGGAAAAAAGGCGTCTCTTAAATTTCCACCTGGTGCATCTACATCTTTAAACTCACCTGGTTGTATTGGTGACGCCTCATCTCTAACTCTAACACCACGCTGTTTAAATCCAGCAGGTAAGTTAGCTAAAGTTCCAGCATCTAATAATTGTCTTAGTGCAGCTGTTGCTGTTCTTGATAGTCCACCTATCATATGTATTAAACCAAAACCATAAAAACCTAAACCTGGTAAAAATTTAAAATGCACAAAATAATTAATTTTATTTTTCTTTACATCTTCTGGGGCGTAGTTTCTTCTTATAGATAAAACTGATCTGTTTCCTTCTTCAACAGTTACAATGTAAGGAAGTTTAATTCCAGTAGGTTCTTTATCTTCTCCTATATCTTCAAAACCTTCCAAGTCTAAATTAACATGACACTCTAACAAAGTATAAACAGGTTCATTCTTACCTGTTTTTTTAGTTCCTTCTAGTTCACGTTCTTTTTTTTCTAGCTCGTTGTTTGAATCAGTTCCTGGAGGACCTAGCTCTACGTCTCTATAAAAACCAGACACTTGTTGTTTTCTTAATTCATTTTCTGAAATTTTCACGGTATGAATAACTGCCTCCGCATCATCTAATGAGGTAGCTGTATACGGGACAACTAATTCATCCGCTGGTACAAACTTTGATACCGCTCTTCCGAGCGGCACATCGTAGTAAACTTTTTTAAATGTAGAACCTGCAAGTGGTAAATGAAATAACATAGAATCAAACTCAGATTCGTATTCTTTAATCTGATCCATAATTAAATAATTCATAAAATCTTTAACACGTTGTGATTGTTGTTCTGTTTGTGGATTTTTAACTCCAATAATTTGTGTTCTTACTGGTCCATCACTTGGCAATAATTCTTTGTAAGCTTGCGCTTGAAACTGTGTTACTGCTTCTGCAAGAACTGGGTGAGTTGCACCTGAAGCTCCTTGAAAAGGTTCAGTTCTATTTTCATATTTAAAACCTAATAAATCTAACCCTGTTCTATAAGACTGTTCCCATTCTTTTCTAGATGATTTGTAGTCCATGTAATTTTGAACCATTTCATTTCCAATAGGTTCTAAAATATCATCAGGTAAAATATCGGCTAAGTTATCAAAGTGTGATTCTGTTCCAGGTACATTAATTGCACCGGGTTCAAAGTCTAATGTAACGCCACCATCTTCTTCTGGGATAACCTCTACAGGTCCTTTTTCAATATCTTCTTCCTGAACACTAACTTCTTCTGCCATCTCTTCTTCTGAAGGGATATCTATTTTTGTACGAGTGTTAGGGAGTCCTTTATCTATATCTGCCATTTATTACTCCTATATCTTCTTAACACGATTAAATAGACCTTGCAACCCTTGTGAGTTTGGTCCTGATTGTGGTGGTGGGCCTGATCTATCTCCTGCCATTTTAGCGATACCACCGCCTGCTGCCATAAAATCTTGATCCATAGCTGTGTCTCTTTGTTTTGCACGAATTGCTTTATCTGCATTTATTAAATTATTTATTCTTTGTTGTTCTGCAAATGCAGTGCTAGCAGACTCTGAGGGAGGTCCTCCTACGAATTGATTATAGAGAGGACTAAACTCATTGTATAATTTGTTAAAAGTTTTTGCTCCTTTAGATGGATCACCTCTTCCTCCTTTAGTTATATTTTTGTAGGCTAAAGGTAGAGCATCATTTAACTCTAAAAATTTATTCACATCTTTTATTTTTTGTTGATCTAATTGTGACATACCATCTTTAGTTGCGTACTCTGCAAACTCTTCTTCTGAGCTTTGACCAACACCAGGAATTAATCCTAGTATACTATCTCCTAATAATCTTTTACCACTTTCACCTCTTGCATAACCAGGAACAGCCATTCCAACTTCAAACACAGCTTCACCTGCTAAACCTATTGGACCTAACACTGCACCTAAACCTTTACCTGTTCCAAACCTTACAACCTTGGATGCTTTGTTTGCAATTCTAGTTGCTTCAGTACCTTTAATTGCACCTTGTTTAACAGCGTTAGTTTGTTTTAACATATTATCCATAGCTTCACTAATATCACATGAACCAGGAGGACCGCCTACTTTGTTACCAGGACAAAATTGATTTTTAATTAGTTGTTGATGTTTAGGACTTAAAAATTCATTTATTGTTTTAGCTCCTGTTGGCATTTGAATTGTGTAACCAACCTTTTTAGACGCTTTTTTTATATCTAATCCTTGATCACTTAATTGTTTAAGTCTATTAGCTGAATAATATTTTTCAACATCTCCAACGTCTCTTATTCTTGGTAACTTAACTCCATACTCTCTTTCAAATCTAGAAGCTAGTTTATTAATTCTTTTTGACTCTACTTCAAAATTATTTGGATTGTTAGCTATGTTCTGTCTTGCTTGTGAAAAAGCTGATTGAAAAGATGCCATTTGTTTTTGGTTTAAATTACTATCCATTACATCAATAAACTGGGAAAACTCTCCTGCACCAGATCTAGCTGTTCCTGATACACCGGCTATTTCATTTATATCAAAACCTTTTATTTTATTTTTCTTTAGAATATAAGAAGCTTTCTTTTTTAAAGAAGCAAAAGTTCCTTTTTCATTTCCTAATTGTTCATCAATTAGTTCTAAAGAAGCATTGTATAGTTTAGATCTATAAGGATTTCCAAAAGCAAACTTATTCATTGTGTTAAAAAGATTATCCGATGCTTTCACATTAGTTCTTATATTTTTAAAAGCTTTCTCATCAAATTTATTTCCTCCATAAATTTGTCCTATTCTAACTGTTGCTGTAGCTGCTTCACTAGGAGCTATTTTTAATTTTGTAAGTATTTCATCTGGAACTATTTGACCTTTTTTTAAAAAACTAGAAGCTTCTTTATCATTTAATAATGTTGTAATATTATTTATAGTTTTAGGTTTTAACTTACTAGCTTGTTGAAGTTGAAAATCTTTGTCAAATAATTCTCTAAGACCTCCCTCATAAAACTCTTCTCTACCTATATTAAATTTTTCTCTTATATCTTTTATAGAAATACCTTTTTGGTTTCCAAA